ATGGAGGCGCAGACGCTTTCCGAGCGCCGCGAGGCTCGCCGCATGAGCATGGAAGACCGCGTGCGCGAGTGCGCCAAGCGCGTCAACGGCGAAGCGGCTGAGCCGTGGGTCGTCTGGTGCGACCTGAACGACGAGAGCACTGCGCTGACGGCGGCGATTGACGGCGCCATCGAGATTCGCGGCTCCGATGACGTGGACACGAAAGAGGCGCGCTTGCAGGCGTTCGCCTCGGGCCAAGCTCGCGTGCTGGTGTCCAAGCCGTCGATCTGCGGATGGGGCTTGAATTGGCAGCACGCCGCGCGCATGGCGTTCGTGGGCGTGACCGATTCCTACGAAGCCTATTACCAGGCCGTGCGCCGCTGCTGGCGCTTCGGCCAGAAGCGTGACGTTCACGTCCACATCTTCTCTTCCAAGGCTGAGGGAGCGGTTGTCGCCAACCTCAAGCGCAAGGAACGCGAGGCCGCGCACATGGCCGAGAGCCTGTCGGCTGAAACCCGCGATGCCGTGATGAGCGAAGTCACCGGCACCACCCGTCAAACCAACGCGCACAAGGCCGACCGCGCCGTCAACGTGCCGTCTTTTCTGAGGGCTGCATGAGCTGCATCGAACAAGTCACCGCCGACCGCTACACCGCCATCCATGGCGATTGCGTCGAAGCCCTGGCCGATCTGCCGGACCAGTGCATCGGCTATTCGATCTTCTCGCCGCCCTTCGCGAGCCTGTACACGTACTCCAACAGCCCGCGCGACATGGGCAACGTCAGGAACGACGCGGAGTTCTTCGCGCACTTCGACTACCTCCTCGCCCAACTGCGTCGCGTGATGATGCCCGGCCGGGATGTGTCGTTTCACTGCATGGACATGCCGGCCAGCAAGGAGCGCGACGGCTATATCGGCCTGAAAGATTTTCCCGGCGACCTGCTGCGCGCCTTCGAGCGCCACGGCTTCATCTTCCATTCCAAGGTCACGATCTGGAAAGACCCGGTGACGGCCATGCAGCGCACCAAGGCGCTCGGGCTGCTGCACAAGTCCGTGCGCGAGAACGCCGCGATGTGCCGCCAGGGCATCCCCGACTACCTCATCACCGTGCGCACGCCCGGCGAGCAGGCCCAGCGCGTCACGCACGACGACTACCCGGTCGATCAGTGGCAGCGGGTTGCCTCGCCCGTGTGGATGGATATCAACCCGTCCGACACCCTGCAATTCCGCTCGGCGCGCGAGCACGACGACGAGCGCCACATCTGCCCGCTGCAATTGGAAGTGATCCGCCGCGGCATCGTGCTGTGGACCAACCCCGGAGATATCGTCCTCAGCCCCTTCATGGGCATCGGCTCCGAGGGGTTTGTCGCTATCGAGCAGGGACGCAAGTTCGTTGGCGTGGAGCTGAAAAAGAGCTACTACGACCAGGCAGTGAAGAACCTCGAAGCGGCCACGCGTGAGGGCACGCAGGATCTGTTCGCGGAGGCCGCATGACGCACGCACTCTGTGATGCCTGCGAAACCGCCGAAACGTGCTGGCGCAATCAATCGTGTTTCGAGCCCATCGAATGGCAGGCCGCGCATGGCGTGGTGTCCGTCGAGGAATACGACGATTTCACCCTCAGCCGCACGCTGAGCTGTTTTGCGCTTATCCGCTATTTGCTTATCGCCATTGCCAGCGTTGCCGCCTGTGCCTTTGTCGGCGGGGTGATTGCTAGGTGGATGGCTTGAATTAACCGGAGAGAACATGACGATCGAACTTGTTGAACTCGACGAGCCGCAAGAAACGCGCGCTGATCTGACCGTGATCGACAACTCGCCCACCAGCCGGATGATGGTGGCCCTGGAGCGCGGTTTCTCGCCCGAGCAGGTCGAGAAGATGCTCGCGCTGCAAGAGCGCTGGGAGGCCGGCGAAGCGCGCAAGGCCTACAACGCCGCATTCGCTGCCTTCAAGGCCGAGGCCGTCACGATCATCAAGAACAAGCAGGTGACGGACGGCCCGCTCAAGGGCAAGTCGTATGCCGAGCTGTATTCGGTCGTGCAGGCCCTCACGCCCGCCCTGTCCCGGCATGGCCTGTCGGCAAGCTGGAAGCTCACGCGCGACGAGAAGGATTGGATGGAGGTGACGTGCTACCTGCGCCACGTCTCCGGCCATGAGGAATCCGTCTCCATGGGCGGGCCGCCCGACGCTGGCGGCGCGAAGAACGCCATCCAGGCGCGAGCCAGCACCAAGAGCTACCTTGAGCGCTACACCCTCAAGGCTATCTGCGGTGTGGCGGAGGGCGGTGAGGACGATGACGGCAACGGCGGCCATGTGGACGACTGGATCGCCAAGGTGGACGAAGCGGCCACGGAAGACGAACTTCGTCAGATCAGCCGCGAGGGCACGCAAGCATTCACCAAGGCAAAGAACGTCAAGGGCTACGCGGCTTTTGCCAAGGCCGTGCAGGCGCGCGGCGCGAAGCTGAAGGGAGCAGCACATGCGTGACGTTAATTTCCGCTGCTCGTCGCTCGGACGCCTGATGACCGAGCCGAAGACTAAGAGCGAAGGCCCGCTGTCGGTCGGCGCGAAGGCCTACATCCGCGAGCTGGCCGCACAGGAAATCTTCGGGGTCGAGTTCGAGATCTCCAGCAAGGAAATCGAAAAGGGCCTGCTGGTGGAGCCCGACTCCATCGCCCTGCTGAACCGAGTCCGCGGGCTGTCGCTGGAGAAGAACAAGGACCGCCGAACCCGCGACGGCCTGACCGGCGAATGCGATCTTTTCGACGCTCCCCGCCCCCGCGGGCACGACCTGAAATCGTCCTGGTCCCTGCGCACCTTTCCCATCTGCGTTGCCGACTGCAAGGACAACGCCTACGAATGGCAGATGCGCGGTTACATGGCCCTGTGGGATGCCGACGAGTGGGAAGTGAACTACGCCATGGTGGACACCCCCGAGCACCTGATCGGCTATGAGCCGATGGCGCTGCATGTCGTGGGCCACATCCCCGAGTGCATGCGCTTGACCACCTGGACGATCAAGCGCGACGCCGAAAAGGAAAAGGCCATCTTCGAGCGGATCAAGGCCGCGCGCGAGTACTACGCCGAGGTCATCGCCGAATTCGATCGCTCGCATGTGCTCTTTGCCGAAGAGGCCGAGGCCGCATGACCCGAATCGCGCTCAACGCCGGGCCGCGCGAGTTAAGCCCAAGTGCCCGGCACCTCACCTTTCAGACGATGCCCTTCCCGAACTACCCGCAAATGTCCCAAGCCGAGGACGAGCAGATCGCAGAGCTGTACAGCTTCGGTTATTCGCAGCCCGAAGTCGCGCGCCGGGTGGGCCGTTCGCGAATGGCAGTGCGCCGCGCACTCAAGCGCCAGGGCATACAGCCTCGCTCACCGAAGGAGGCGCAACTCGAATGGCTGGACAGCCAGCGCGTGAAGGACGTGCGCAAGAAACCCGTCTCGTCGGTTTTCGAGCTTGGCGGATTGCGCAATACGGCTGGGTATTGAACGCATGACCGCGTACTACAACGAGATCGATCCCTACGAGGCGCAACGGCTGAGAAACCTGATTGCCGCGGGACTGATTGCACCGGGCGACGTTGATGAAAGGAGCATCGAGGATGTACGGCCAGATGACCTTGCTGGATACCGACAGTGCCACTTCTTCGCTGGCATTGGAGGATGGAGCATTGCCCTGCGGCTCGCCGGCGTCACTGACGACCAGCACGTCTGGACGGGAAGTCCACCCTGCCAGCCCTACTCCCTCGCTTCGGTCGCTCATGGCGGTGCGCAAGGTCAAGGCGATCGGCGCCATCTTGCGCCGGTTTTCGTTCGCCTCATCCGAGAGCGCAAACCTTCAACGGTCGTTGGAGAGCAGGTTGCAAGCGCGATTCAGTGGGGATGGTGGGACGAACTCGCCCTGGCGCTTGAAGGGGAAGGATACGCCTGCGCGGCGGCGGTACTGCGAGCTGATGCCGTCGAAGCGGACCACGAGCGCAAACGGCTCTATTGGGTGGCCCACGCCTGCGGCGAGGGACGGCAAGGACATCAGCCGCTCCAACGCATTCCTGTCGCAGCGCAAGCGGCATTCGCCAAGTATGGCGACTCGCTTGCTGGAGCAAGGCGCGCCCTGGCAGGCGATTACGCCCACGTACTGCCTGGCGATGGGGTATCCATTGCTGTGGAACGCCTGCGCACCAAGGGATACGGCAACGCGATCGTCCCGCAAGTCGCCGCGGCCTTCATCGAAAGCCTGCTGAGCGCCTGACCCCATCTACGGAGAACCCCATGAACAACACAGTCCCCATTGAACACGGCGAATTTGTCGGACAGGCGGTAGAAGTGCCGGCAATGCGAGTGGCAGGAGTGCCGCAGTGGCAGCCGATTTCGACGGCTCCGAAGGACAACAAGGCCCGCTTGTTCTGGTG